AGGCACGGCGTGGCCAGTCGCCAAAAAATACGGGAGGCGGCTGGCCTTTTCTCACTTCTGTCTACCAACCAATTTCGAATAGAAGTAAAAACCATAACGGGGCCATCCCCACTAACCTAACCGAACGAAAGATCTAACTGTGGCAACAAGAATAGACGAACTACAGATCACTGGTTCAATTGTGGTAAAAGACACGGGCGTTTCCACCCAAACCAGAGCGACGATCCTGAAGCAAGACGCAAATGTGGCCTTCCCCGTCGCACTGGCATCGCTCCGAGTCTGGGACGCCTACCATACTAATCTGCCAGGCACAGCAGCAACTGACGACCTAGCGCTGGTGGGTGGCACCTTCGGCACGGCACCACCAACGGTATCAGCAGGGGATCTGAAAGCGGCCGGAGCAACGACACGCTATGCACGTTTTGCGGTGGAGCTGCCGGAGTGCTACGAAAGCGGCGAGACAGTGACTCTTGCGTTTTCCGCCGGCATGGTGACGACAATTGCTGACGTATCCTGCACGCTGGATGTGGAGTGTTACGAGATTGATAAAATCACAGGTATTAGTGCTGACCTAATCACGACCGCAGCGACTACAATTAACAGCCTGACGTTTACCACAAAACTGTTTGTCGTTACGCCAGCGGCATTGATTGCGGGTGATGTACTCGATGTGCGAATTGCGGTTGCTTGCAATGATGCAGCCACTGGCACAGCAGTGACGGCGACGATTGCATCGATTGATTTACTCGCAGACATTAAGGGTTGATCTAATGGGTATCTCTACAGTTCTCGATACGCAAGTGCTGGCCACGTCTGGTGCTGACGGTGATGTGCTAACGCAACAGGCGGATGGCACCTATTTAGCCGAGACGCCAAGTGCTGGTGGTAGTCCCGGTGGATCAACAGGTGAGATCCAATACAACAATGCTGGTGCGTTTGGAGGGACTGTTGCTCTTGCGTACGCGGCAAGCGGGACGCACTTTGCTGTTACAGCACAGGCGGCAACGGATGTGCCGGTGGTTGTTAAGGCGGCAGCAAGTCAGACGGCGAATTTACAGGAGTGGCAGGATAGTGCGGGAACAGTACTCACAGCGATAACAAAAGATGGTGTCTTATCACTGCCACAAGGTAATGCCACCACACCATCGATTAAAATGGGCACGTCGAATGACGGCATTGCTATCTCTGGGCCAAGCACGTTCATGAATTTCATCTTGAATGGCACCACCCGCCTGTTATTTGGTGCGAACAGTATGCGGTTTTCGGGGTACGGAACGAAAGATGCACCATCTTTTTCTTGGATTGATAAAACAAACGCTGGGATGTATGTCAATACACTGGGTGTTAACAGTCCAGTTGCCATAGCACATGTTGGCAACATGATGGCAGAGTTTAATCGATACAGAGGTAACAGCTTTTTCGCTATCGCCTCCAATTACCCATGCGTGATAGTTAACGCTAACGCTTCGCAAACCGTTGATGTCCAGCAGTGGGTAGATGGTGCTGGTGTTGTTGGTTTAGCTGTTGGTTCGAACGCAAACGACTTGGTGTTAAACGCAACAACTGGCACTAAATTTGGAACGGCGGCGACACAGAAACTCTCCATGTGGGGAGCGACTCCGATTGTTCAGCCAACTACAGCAATTGCTGATGCGGCGTTTAATTCAAACATGTCAGGGATGATGGACGGTTCGGCGACTTTTGGTGGCTATACGGTTGGTCAAATAGTTACGGCACTTAAAAATATTGGAGCACTCGCATAATGGACAAAATCACAATCACAATCACAACCGGCGTTGCAGCAGACGGCACGGGTGGCACCGTTGTTGACCTGTCAACAGCACTGCTCGGCACCATGCCTGACGGATCAGCACTGCTTGACGCAATCACGGCAGCGTTCGCGGCGTCCTATGGCACACACTCAACACCAGATCCAGCGTTCCCTGACGACCGCGAAAAAGATGTGCCGGTGAACCCCTATAAAAACACCAGCTATCATGTGCGGCAGTACATGACAGCCATCACTTTGGATCATGCAAAAAAGCAGGTTGATGCGTCAGCAACGCAGACTAAAAATAGCATCGCATCCGCAGCAGTAGCAGCCGTCACCGTAGTCGGAGAGTAAATAATGGCAACGCAAACAGTTGAATTCGGTGCACCTACAGGCCGCACAATCACCGCGAAAATCTTCGCTGGTGGCAGTGACACGATTGTCGGATCCGTAACGGCAACTGAGGCAACCAATCGCAAGGGCACGTACCTTGCGGCGTACACAGATGCCGCTGCTGGCGTGTATAAGATCGTCGCGTTCGACTCCGTCATCACTCCACCGCTCGCAACGTGGTGGGTGGATCTGACGCTAACGACGGCCACGTTCTACGCCTACGAAATGCCGGTCAGCGTGATTCAGTCAGGACTGGCGACGCCAACAAACATAACGGCAGCCACTGGGATTGTGTTGGCGGGGGTCACACACACCGGAGCAATCATTCCGACAGTGTCAACAGTTACTGATGGCGCTAAGTCATTGACTGCTCTATCGACTGTAACATGGACACCGACGATTGCAGGATATATTGATGTGGCTGTGAGTAGTCGTAATGCTGTGACGCCACCGACAGTCGCAGAATTCAACGCACGAACAATACTTGCAGCAGCCTACTTTGATCCTGCGGTCGATACAGTGGCTCGCGTGACGCTGGTTGACACGACGACAACTAACACTGATATGCGTGGCACCGATGGGGCCAACACAACAGCACCAGCCACGCCCGCGAACGTATCAGCAGTGACGACCACACTGGCCGCATTGCTGCCAGCCGCTTTGGTTGGTGGCCGGATCGATGCCAGCGTGGGTGCTGTCGCAACTGACGCAATCAACGCAGCAGCAATTGCAGCAGATGCGGTGACCGAGATCCAAAACGGGTTGGCAACTCAGACATCACTCGACACCAAACTCTCAGCGGCAAGGCTGGGAGCGTTAACGAGTTTGGACGCAATGATTGTCACGAATGTCTACACCGCAGACAGTATGGCTAACGTGGCACTTGCCGCCGGCGGTGATGCGACTTTGGCGAATCAGGATCTGCTACTGGCTCGGCTCGCGACAGGGCCTATCCGCATCACCAGCACTGTTACGGCAGGCGGCGTGGTTAATCTGCGAGTCGGGGACGATTACGTCGGCACGCGAATTGCGATCACATTTGACGACGCGGGTGGCACAATTATGACGTACATGCAATCGGCATCAGTGGCGTCGGTAATCTTCGGAGCTGGCCGCAATACTGAGATAAATGAAATCTACGGCACCGTTGATCCTGATGACGGCGTCTATGATAGCGGTGCAGGTACGTCTACGGTTTACCCTCAGATTGCACGGGCTGACATCACGGGGCCGGTGAGTGACGACTACGCGTATCAAATCAAAGCTATTGACACGGCCGGGAGGCACATTACAAAAATTGCCGGCAGCGTTGTGGTGCTCGCGAAGAATGCGTTCCCGGTTTAATCGAGACCACACCACACCTAGCGAGCCCGCAACAATGACACCGCCAAAAACACCAGATGCAAAAGAGGCAGCCGTGAAGATTTTTCTCGCCAAGATTTTAACCGGATGGCTGGCTGGTCTGCCGTTCACAAATGTTCTGCTTGTCGCGTTGCTGGCGATGTTTGGTTGGATGTCGCATTACATAATCACAGTGGCTGCACCGGATCATTTCACAGCGATGCAACTGGGTTATCAGACGCAGGAGATATCGCATGTGGCTGAGCGTGAGGCGAGCGAAAAACGAAACGCCATGCAGCGCGAGAGTGATTTAATGATGTACGATAAATGGATCGGCATCATGTCGTCACGGGTGCCACCCAATCGCAGCGACACAGCCGCGACTGGCCAGCCAGGATCTAGCGCCAATTGATTTCTCCGACTACCGGCTCCGCAAATGGGCGAAGGCATGCAGGCTGCGAGATCGTAATACGTGCCTGATGTGTGGCCGAGTGGGTGGCCCCATTGAGGTTCATCACGCCAAGCCGAAATCGGCGTACCCGGATCTGGCGTACGATTTGGCGAACGGAATATCACTCTGCTATAGCTGTCACCGCGTCGTATGCCATCGCGGTGATACGTTCGACGCGTCGTTATGCCTGTCGATGGTCCCGTTGTTCCGATATTTCATGCGTCTGGCGTATCGGCGGCGATGGAATTCAATGTACCAAAAAAGAATCTGAGCCGGGAAAACATTGGGTTTTGGCTAAATCTATCTATTTGCCTGAAAATGATATCAGTTAGCGTTTACATATGCCGATAGTAAGTGTAGAGTTAACGCGTCAGAAACGAAAACAAAAACCAAACGGGAAACGAAACGATGACACAAGTCCGCCAAATCAATCGAACACGAGACGCGATCACCGTATTCGACGAACTGTCCTGCGAGACGATCGTCCTCACGATCATCGCCGAGGACTGCGGGATCTATGCAGTGCAGACTGACGACGCAGCCTACCAGCTAATCCCTGACGGTGGCGATCGGTGGGAGCTATCCCCACAGCCGGAGGGATCGACATTCGATGGGCAGGACACCAGATTTGTGGTGGCCGGTGCGTGCTGGGAAACGAAACAGACATACGCAATCGAGTAACATCTTCCGCCTTCCACCGGGATAGGCTCCGGGTTTTTTTCACACAGCAAGGAAACGAAACAATGAAGATCACAAGAAATACACCATTAATCCATATTGCAATCCATGCCGCGTTGGTCGAGAACGACCTGCCGGCCACCGCCTACAACGTGTCACGAGTGGCTCATAACTACATGATTACGTTATGCGGTGAAGGCACCGACATTCGCGACGCTCTTGCTGCGACGTTCGGTGGCGGTCTTGAAGACTACGAGTGACATCTTCCGCCTTCCACCGGGATCGGCTCCGGGTTTTTTTCACACAGCAAGGAAACGAAACAATGAAGATCACACTGACAAACAACTTCCACGCCACCTCGACCCGCACAAAACTCGGCCACAAAACAGCCATTGCGGTAAGGGCGATCAAACGCCGACTATGCACATCTGCTGGCTGTACATGCTCAGATGATCTTGGGACTCGTGGCGACCAGCGGCAGCCAGCCGGTGGCACTGTGGTGATCGAGCCTGCTGCTGGCGGCGATGTGATGTTGAGCCTGCATACGGCGATCGAGTAACACCTTCCGCCGTTTCCGGGATCGGCTCCGGTTTTTAAAAACGAGCAACCAATGACACAAAAAACAGGTAACCCGCAATTGCTGCTGAGGTTGCCGGCGGCGCTGCGAGCGGCCGTCATCGCGACGGCAAAAGCCAAATCGGTAACGGCTCAGGCGATCATCCTCGGGATCGTCGCACATCATTACGGTATCACTGACCAGCCACCAGTTCGCGGGCGGCCGAGAAAAATGAGCACGCCTAGACGACGACGATAGTACATATTTTTCACAGGAGTGAGTAATGAACAGGGGACAGAAACTGGCCCGCATTGCACGGGCTGAAAAACACGCCAGATTGGACAGACTTATCGCTGGATGCTACATGGACGACAGCAATGCTCAGCTGAGAGGCTGCTCGGTCGGCTGCGATGCTATTGATATCCAGATCATGGATGATGTGGAGATCGGGGACTTGGTCGACGATGACTGTCATAAAATTGTCGCCGAGCACGACGGCACCCCGGAATGGTTGGAGCACGTCCGCGACGCAGTCTTCGAAGGGCTTCCTGCAGATGAGCGGCACTGGTGGCATGTGGAGGTCGCGAAGTGCTTGCCGGCGGTCGATGATTGGGTACCTTACTACCATCGCTGCTGCATTGTATTTTTGGAGGAATCGCTGTCACATCAGCATTGCTGGCATGGGACGCACAAACAAGTGGTTGTCGATGCAATCGCGGCGGTGATTGAATTGCACAGATCTGAGTCAACAGATAAGGCAGTTTGGTCGGCAGCCGAGGCAGCAGCCAAGTCGGCCAGTCAGATAGCTCTGGTTGCAGCCTGGCATGCCCGGCGGGTAGCCCGGTCTGCAGTCGATTCGGCAGGCGATTCTGCAGGCATTTCGGCAGCCCAGGCTGCAGTGCAGGCTGCAACCGACCCGTTCGGATCGACTGCTCGGTATGCCCGGCAGATAGCCCTGTCTGCAGTCAATTCTGCAGTCAATTCTGCAGTCAATTCGGCAGGCATTTCGGCAGGCATTTCAGCCGCTTTTAAAACAATAGCTGAGAAACTTATTTTAGAGTTTGCTCGGCCACAATAGCACACGCGGCGAATTGCTGGAAGGCATAGAAACAGACGCCAGATTGGTAGCCGCACACACGCTGAGAGTCACGACAGTTAGCCGGTAATAGTTTCCCTTAGATGCCTAATCATGACGAGCTGTAATCGACGCTCGCCGGAATCGTGACACGGTTTTTAATACATTAACAGGGGCCATGCAATGGGTTTTGACTACAGTGACGGTCGGCCATCGAGCCGAGACCTGACCGAGGACATCGCTGACCTGCTATCAGACGGCGAGACGTTAAGGGTCAGCGAGTTGGCTGCGGAACTAGGCGAGACAGGCCGCACAGTACGCAGAAATCTACGAGAGATGGAAGCCGACGGATCGGTGGATCTGGTTCGAGGGAACGGCGAAAATTGGAGAGCGAGGAAATCTGATGATTGACATAGGATTCGAATTGATACAAATCGCGACTAGCGTGGCAATCGGCGGCGTAGCATTTTGCGGGCTGATCGCCGTTCGAGAATACATGACAGGGGCCAGCCAATGATCACAGCAGCGGCAGCAATATCAGCGGTGACAATCATGTGTGTCGGAGCGTGGTCTGCTGTGCAGATGTACGCGATGTTATGGGAGCTATTTAATGATGAGTGATTTCGAAGATGTTACCCGACAAATCCTTGGTCCACCACCAGAGGGCTATGAGTGGCAGCCGTGGCGACCACCACTGCTCGGCGGCTCTGCGTATATCTCATCGGGTGACAGAGTGTGTGTTTTCAAGTCGGTTCCGCTATGGGTGCCACCCACTGGACTTAAGCGGGGATGGGTGACCAACGACAGGATCGGAGCCTACTGGTGGTCACGTCGGCCAGACTACGACGGCGAGGAACATATATGGGATCACGGCACGAATGCCGGGGTCAGGGTATGGACGGGTCTGCTGCACTGCGAGCCGCCAATCACCGGCAGTAAAGCGATCTGGGAAATTAAATAAGTGGGATACGTGTCGAGAGTGTTTTTTGTGACGATTTAGGGAGTACAGGACATGGCAGAATTTTATATTACTCAGGAGAGGGCGATGGCCCCCGGTATTGCGGGTGAATGGCCGGAGGTAATAGAAAAGCCAGACACCCGGTATGGGCGTCTAGTGAAAGTGGAGGGCGTGCAAGAGATGATTGACGGCATCACGAAGATGATTGAAAGTAAATCCGGGGGCAATGGATGGTGGGACGGGTACCGAGAGGCAGTTGCCGGACGCGATAAGGCGTCGACATAACGATAAACTACAGCACATCCGGCACAATCCACGTTGTCTCGTTGACGATCACGATTTGGCTTTTGTCAGTCTCGCCGGGTGTGTTTTTTTCCACGGACTGGGGAACACGGTACTCATTTTTGAAGGGAATTAAATGTTAGTTTTATCACGGAAGAAGTCTGAGACAATCCGCATCGGTGACGACATCACTGTCATGATTGTCAGGTGCGGAACTACTGTTGTGAGTGTCGGAATTGATGCCCCAAACGGGGTCAAAATACTACGCGGTGAACTGGCTACTGAGGGAGCAGATAGCGGTCGCAGGAACGAGCATGACGCTCAGAACGGGTCTGACGCCACGTAGTATTTTTGCAGTGACGCCGAGCTGATCGGGTTGGCGCTTAATCGGTTTCGGCCGTCACTGCCTTTTTTTAAGGGGCCACCCAATGGCACGAAAAGCAAAAACAAATCGCGTGCCGAAAACACGAGCGTGCGGCCAGTGGACTGAGGCTGCATTCTGGGGATTCATGAGATCGAATCTGCGGCGAGCATACATGAAATGGCCACCGGGCAGGCAGTTATTTATCCAAAACCGGCGAGCATACACAGGACTGTGCAAACGCACAAAATGGGAGCACCAGTGTGCTGAGTGCAAATTATGGTACACGCGGAAGCAGGTGCAGGCTGATCACATCGTGCCGTGCGGCAGGTTAAAATCATGGGATGACCTGCCGGTTTTCACGCGACGATTATTCTGCGAGGTCGAAGGGCTGCAAATACTTTGCAGCGAAAAATGTCACAAGATTAAGACAGCGAAAGGGACGAGTAATGACAAAACAAATGATCACGATTGAGGTGCCTGATCCACCGCCGAACCTAGAGTACACAGACGAGTACAGGTGTGCCGAGATAAATGAGCCTTGCACATTCGGTCGTGGTTTTTACGCAGGCCCTACGTTCGAGCCGGTTCTAATCCTCCGCAAAATCGAACCACTATGGGTGCCACCCAAAGGCGTTTATAAGCAGGGGTGGATTACACGGGATGAGGGTAGCACTGAATTTTGGTGGCATGTAGAAGATGCTGAGTATAATTGCGATGAAGGAGTATGGGCTACCGAGGGGGACTCAATACACTTATGGGGCATCCACCCGGAAAGCCTGCCACCGTTAACGATCCCAGCTCACCTGAGTAAATTTAGAGTAGGAGACGAATGAATGCAGCAGGAACGACCTAACGGTTCGCCGAGAGCGAGCAGGATGTTTGACGCGGGACGTGAAGCGGTGCTGCGTGCAATGCAGGGCCAGCCACCGATGAAGGCTGTCAGATCCGGGCGTTGGCGTTGGCGGTGACAGTGAATCAGTGTGCCGTGGCTGTGCCGATGAATCGAACGATGTTTGAACGCGTTGCAAGGAGCACTCCTGAGATCGTGCGGATGGCGGGTAACGTCTATGTGCTGCGTGGTCAGGAGCCGGAGCGTCCAGTGAGCGACGGCAAATATAAATGGTGGGAACATTTTAATCGGGTCAATGAGGCGGCATCGAAGCACGACAGATCGGGGACATGATCAATGACTACTGCATACCTGTTCGGGCCAACGCTGGGCGAGACACCCGGCGAATACATGCTGCGGATCACAGACAGACTGGATGACTCGGTTTGCAGTCGTCACGACCGGAACTATGGCAAGGAGGGTGGCACTGATCAGTGGCAGGCAGATCGCATGAAGTACATACATGCAGAGCGTGAGTTAATAGAGACAATGGATGCACTGGGACGGACAGCGTGTCAGTCAGGTATTTGTTTGGGTCAATTTAAAGAGAGTTACAAATGTCGTTGATTGCGAAAAATAAAGGCGGCGGAAGCTTTGCTCTGGTACCAGAGGATCAACACGTTGCGAGGTGCGTGAGGATTATAGACATCGGAACGCAGGATGGCACCTATGGACCGAAACACCAGTGCATCATCGCGTGGGAGTTGCCAGAATGTCAGCAGGTGTTGGACTCAGATCGCGGACCTGAGCCATCGCTGATGAGTTCGTTTTACACGCTGTCGCTCAATGAAAAAAGCAACCTGCGGCGAGTGCTTGAGCAGTGGCGAGCGAAGGCATTCACGGATCACGAGCTGGAAGGATTTGACGTGTCGTCAGTGATCAGCGTACCGTGCTTAATCCAGGTGCTTCACAAGCTGAATGCAGCCAAAGAACCTCGCGCGATAATAAACAGCATCAACCGGCTACCGAAGGGGATGTCATGCCCGCCGCAGATACTGGACTCGCTGGTGTTTACCTTAGAGGACGGCACCTGGGAACAGTTTGAATTGATACCGGAGTGGCAGCGGGAACTGATCAAAAAGTGCCCGGAATATCCGCGGTTCGTTTCGCGAATCACTGGCGGCCCGAACTCACAATCTGCCGATGAACATTTCCAGCAGATTGACGACGCTGGCAGTGATGATGAGGTTCCGTTTTGACTTGCTCCGGATGCAAGCATTACGTTATCCGCATGGAGTCTTGCAACGCATTGACCGGCGTCGTGCATTGCAAGCGATGCGACCTAACGTGGGAGCTAAATGACCACATCGGCTGCAACAGATGCACGGACTGGAAATCGCTAGTCGACGTGTCAGAATGTCCCGGGGCGGTGCCATCCACTCACTGCCCTGGGCGAGTGGCCATCGTGGAGCCACCGAATCAGGGGCGGCTATTTTAACACAGATCGTGAGTAGCTTGATATCATTTTAGAGTGTTGCTATAGTTCAAATCCACTGCCGATGAATACGAGACATCAGCAGTCTACAATTAGACCTACGCGGATTAATTCCGTGTTTTTCCGCCGCCATCGGTCAGCTCGTATCTGATCGATGGCGGCGTTTTTTATGCAGGTTGACATGGATTATAAAACGTTTCTGGATCGGAAAACTCAATCAGATCGCAACTTCGGATTCGATGCGATTGAGCTGCCTGATGTTATGTTTGATTTTCAAAAAACACTTACGACGTGGGCAATTAAGCAGGGGAGGGCCGCAGTGTTCGCTGATTGCGGACTGGGCAAAAGTTTAATGCAACTTGCCTGGGCTGATAATATTGTCCGGCACACAAATAAACCGGTGCTGATTCTGACGCCGCTGGCTGTAGCACCACAAACGATCAGGGAGTCAGCTAAGTTTGGATTCGATGCGAGCCACTCAAAAGACGGGATACACTCAGGCGGGATTGTGATAACAAACTACGAGCGATTGCAGCGGTTTGATAGCAAGGACTTTATCGGGGTTGTGTGCGATGAGTCGTCCATTTTAAAAAACTTTGCAGGGCAACGCCGCAGTCAAATCACACGATTCATGGCAAAGATTCCTTATCGTTTGCTTTGCACCGCAACAGCAGCACCGAATGATTACGTCGAGCTTGGGACATCGTCGGAATCACTGGGTGAGTTGTCGCGTAGTGACATGCTGAAACGATTCTTTCGACAATTTGATGACAAGGGTGTAAAGAACGAACAGAAGAAACAGGACGAGGCAGAACGGCTTATTGAACATGAACCTTCATATTTTCATAAATTATCTTATCGAGTAGCTCAAACAATCGGCCAGTACCGGCTGAAGAATCATGCTGTCAGCCACTTCTGGCGATGGGTCGCGTCATGGTCTAAGGCTTGTCGTATGCCTTCCGATTTGGGTTTTGATGATGGCAAATTTATCCTGCCCGGACTCACCAGCGAGGACCACATCATTGAGGTTCCTCCGGCACCAGGACAACTGTTTACAGTGCCTGCAAAGGGGATGGGGGAGGAACGAGCGGAGCGAAGCCGAACATTACGAGAGCGTTGCGAGTATGCTGCAAAACTTGTGGATCATAACAGGTCTGCCGTGATTTGGTGTCACGCAAATCCAGAGGGCGACATGCTCGAAAAGATCATTCCTGATGCTTTACAGATCGCCGGGAAAACATCGGACGAGCAAAAACTAGAACGGTACGAGGCGTTCGCGAATGGCGAACTTCGCGTGCTGGTGATTAAGCCAAAAATTGGAGCATGGGGCCTGAACTGGCAGCACTGTAATCATGTTGTTGAGTTTGCCACTCACAGTTATGAGCAGCACTACCAAGGGCTGAGGCGTTGCTACCGATTCGGCCAAACGCAGGCCGTACATAACGACGTGATTGCAACAGAGGGAGAGGTGAGAGTGCTGGCTAATATGCGACGCAAGGCCAAACAAGCGGACATGATGTTTGAGCATCTGGTCCGTGAAATGAATCGAGCGGAACGGATTGAACGAACTAACCAATTTACTAACAAACTGGAGCTACCAAAATGGTTGTAAAAACGCAAATTATCACAGATGACTACTACATTGCAAACGCTGATTGTGTTGAGTTTATGCAGGGATTGCCGGACGAGAGTGTTGGGCTGTCTGTCTACTCTCCACCGTTTGCAGGGCTGTATTGCTACAGTTCTGACCCGCAGGATTTAAGCAATTGCATTGACCCTGAAGAATTTTTTGAGCACTACGGTTACGTCATTGCTGAGAAACATCGATTAACAATGCCGGGCCGAATCAGCGCGGTGCATTGCATGGATATCCCGCTAACAAATGCCGGTTGTGATGCTATGTTCGACCTGCCGGGCCGAATTATTGCGGAGCATGAGAAACGCGGATGGACGTTCGCGGGGCGGCGGATAATTTGGAAAGAGCCGCTGATGGTTCGCAACCGGACGATGATGAAAAGCCTACATCACAAAACGTTTTGCGAGGATACAACGCGGACGTCAGTTGCAACTGCTGACACACTGTTGGCGTTTCGGCGATCCGGTGAAAATAAAGTGCCAGTGACTCAGCAAAACGGAATTATGTCATACGCTGGCTCAAACGAAGTGCCTCGCGACTTGTTGCGGTATCGGGGGTTTGTCGGCGACCAAAAACTGAATAAATATTCGCAATGGATCTGGCGGCAATATGCGTCTTCCGTGTGGATGGATATTAGGATTGACAGGACGCTCGGCAACGGTGCCGGTCACATGAGTTTCGCCAAAGCTGACGGAGATGAAGAGGATGATAAGCACATGCATCCGTTACAGCTTGACGTTATTGAGCGTGCGGTTTTAATGTGGAGCAATCCCGGCGAAAGCGTTCTAACTCCGTTTATGGGTGTTGGGTCTGAGGTTTACGGAGCGGTCATTAATGGCCGTCGTGGGATTGGATGCGAACTAAAAACTGGCTATTACAATCAGGCGTGCAAAAACGTGCCAGAGGCGTTGGCGAAACAGGAGCAGCCTGAACCGACATTGTTTGACATGGATGAAGTCGAGTGAGTGAATCATGGATAACGCAGCTCGAATTTGACACGCGTAAATCAGAGCAGCTTCGAGCATTATTGGCGTGGGAAACTGAGCGGCAGGCCGAACGTCTGCCGCTGCCTGCCGGTGACGTGCCGCTGCCTGCCGGTGATTAGTAGGAAATAATTAGCAAGTATCACATAGATTGTAAGCCGTTAACAGTTTATGATATTAACTGTTAACAAGTGTAAATCACCGATAAGGAATTGCTATGTTTGCTAAGATGTTTTCATCGATCACTGAGTCTTCCTTATGGTCTGAACCAAAGGAGGTTCGTCTGCTTTTTGTGACGATGCTAGCAAAGGCAGATTCATGCGGATTTATTGAGGCGTCTGTTCCCGGGCTGGCTCGGGTCGCGAACTTAACGATTGAGGAAACGGTGACTAGTCTGGAGGTGTTACAGTCGCCTGATACCTACAGCAAGAACCCTGACAATGAGGGCAGGCGAATATTATCGGTGGTTGGCGGGTTTATGCTTTTGAATTATGAAGACTACAGGGCACGCAGAAATAGTGAGGAGCGACGAGAATACATGAGGGAATATATGAGTAATTATCGTAAACAATCTGCTAACAAGTTAGCCAAGAGTAACCGCAGTAAATCGCAATTAGCCCAAGCAGAGACAGAGACAGAGACAGAGACAGAGACAGAAGCAAAGACAAAGACAAAGACAACTATTGAATTTGATTCTTTCTGGGCGGTCTATCCTCGCAAGGTCGCGGTCGGTAAAGCTCGGATCGCGTGGGCGAAAGCAATTAAAAGTGCAAATCCGGAATTGATAATTGCTGGTGCCGTTAAACTGGCAGCGGCAAAGCGTGATCCAAAATACACGCCGCACGCATCGACTTGGCTTAATGCTCAGCAATGGTCAGACGAGGAGTGGCAGACTGTTTCTGCGACCAATGACGCGGGCCACCCTATCGACGACTGGGACGAGGTGCAGCAAATCGTCCACGATGTGTACCACCCGGATCTCAAGAATTGGGCGCAGGTCGAGAAGTTGCTGACGCCGCAGCAATACGCGGCCGTTGCGATCGCTGGATTTCTGAGCGTATGCGACTGCAATCAGTGGGATAAGAAAACTCCGGCAGCATATCGAAAGGCACGGGCGTCAAACGGATGTTAGATAAATTACCGCCGCAGAACCTAGATGCTGAGCGTAGTGTGTTGGGCTCGCTGATTTTGCAAAACGATGCAATTGACGAGATCAGCCTGACAGCTGACGAGTTCTACAGCCTGGCTAATCAGCTTGTGTTCGGTGTTTTCTGGATTTTGCGTGCTGCTGGCCGGCCGGCAGACTCAGTGACTGTGGTGGAGGAGCTAATCCGTCGCGGCGAGCTCGCAGACGTCGGCGGTGTCGAATATGTGATGGATCTGATGGAGTCGGTGCCACATGCCGCACATGTAAAGCATTACGCCGGGATCGTCCGGTCGAAATCGCAACAACGGAAATTGATCTATGCCTGTACGGAATCGATCGCGGCGGCCTATCAGGGCGAATCTGACGAAGTCATCGCTGAGTTAGAATCTTCACTGCTGGCGATACGTGAGGCGGCCACCAGCGGTGAAATCATAACTATGGGCGACGCAGTGGATGCACTCGAGCAGCGGGAACAGAATCCGTCGTCCGTGCATCCCACGGGGCTGATCGATGTTGATAATCATATACGCGGCGGGTTACGAGCTGGCCAGTTAACGATCGTCGGCGGTCGGCCGGGCAGCGGCAAAAGTGTTTTTGCTGGCCAGATTGCTAAATCATTTGCCGAGCGCGGTGAGCCTGCATTGGTTGTGTCACTGGAGATGGACAGAGCAGAGCTTGCCGAGAGATACGATAAATCAGTCGACCGGCGGACATTGCGAGGTCTGCCGATTTATATGGTGGACTCAGCGTACGAGGTGAGCCGCATCTGTAGTTTGATCCGGCTGGCAAAACGCAAACATGGGATCCAACTAGCGGTGCTCGATTATCTTCAACTGACCGAATCGGACGACAAAAAGGCCAGCCGGGAGCGGCAGGTGGCAGACGTGTCAAGAGCGATGAAACGCCTTGCTGGCGAACTAAAAATACCGATCGTGGCCGCCTGTCAATTAAATCGATCAGGCGAAAAAGAAAATCGCGGGCCGAGACTATCTGATCTACGAGAGTCTGGCAGCATAGAGCAGGACGCTGACATCGTGATCATGCTCCATCATGAGGGCGTGCAGTCGCAGGCCGTGATCGCAAAACAGCGGAACGGGTCCACCGGCGTCGTGCCGCTGACGTTTCGCGGCGAGCTATTTCGGTTTGAGAATTATGCGGCTGATGTGCCGTATTTTGGCGGTGACGAATAAGGGCTTTCGGTTACTTCTACAAATCTTCCGGAAAGTGTGTGGCTAGTTGTCGCAATGTGTCGAAACTGAGTGTAGACTTCACCCATCAGAGACGAAAACAACCAAACGGGAAACGAAACAATGACAACAATCAACTGGACATCTGGGGCAGGCAATAAAATCGAGATCAGCTTTACAGCGATGTACGAGCTAGACCTGCAAGGCAGACGCAAGACATTTGGCCGCAAAGAAGTTGTTGTGATGGCAACAGTTGACGGCTCGACAATCCAGCACATGGGGCTGCAACACACAGATCACGCGGTCGCGGTCGCTAAGGTTGGCTCAATTGGGCTAATTGCTGCAAACCGCGACTTATACGTGGCCGCAGAGGCTGCTGTAGAGGCAACGATTGCAGGCCATAACGCAGCATACGACGCACACTCTGACAGCCTGGACCAAGTCGACGCAGACTGCGACAGCTTGACACGACGCATGGCACACGGGGAGTTAAGGTAATGGCGACCGAACGACGTAACATAACGCAGCCCGCCGACTGGTGGGCCGCGTTCCAATCGCAGGCCGAATCGGACGGCATGACGCTATCTGAGTGGGCCGGAGATTGCATGAGATCGAAACTGCACAGCATCATCAACGACGGACTCGGTGAACGTCCTGCGGCACATCGGCCGAAGAAAATGGAAGAGTGACGGAATGAGCGGACAAACGCTGGATGTTAAGTACGACTCAACGGACGAGCCGCTGGTCCTGCTGGCCGCAGTGTGTCACGTAACGTTTCGCGTCGAGACGCTGCTATTTGGTGACATCGAGGCCGCGACGTGTTATTGCCGCTGCCGCTGGTCGATCGAGAGCTTCGGCAAATGGACGACAGACGATGAAGTTATGACGTATCAGGTAAATGAATCTGAGACGGTGACGATCCGTATGATTCGCAAAGTGGTGGAATTCTAAAGGGGGCCAACCAATGAATAATGATCATGAAATGCATTGGAAATGGGTGAAGTGGTGCAGTGAGGGCGTGGCGGGGCAGGCTGGATCTGGTGATTGGCTAGCGGTGACGGCATCTATCACAGCGATCTCGGGCTACCAGTTTACAGATCATAAATCTGGGCACTGGCTGCAGGGTTTTTGCGAGGGGTTAATGACCCAGTCGGGGCGGGCGTGATGAGCACGTTGACGTTTCGCAGCAATCAGACTACGATGTCTCTGCCAACCTGATCAGCAGCCTGCAAGGGCCAGCCGCGTGCTACGTGGTGCCGAGACCGATTGTTTATATCTCGTTTCAGGAGCATGGCTATGCCGAATTTCATCAAAGAATTTTTGACCAGCAAAAAGGCCATCGCGGCCGTTGTTGGTTTCATCGTAGCGGCCGTCGGACGCTACGGGCTGGATCTCGATCCCGAGGCGGTCACTCAGATTCTGGCACCGATTTTGGCCTACATTATCGGGCAGGGATTCGCCGACATCGGAAAAGAATCGAAGCTGTGAAAACGTCTGATTGCATATTCGCAGCGGCCATCATGTTGCTCGCAGTATGTGGACTATTTTTGCCGACGCAGTATCTGACGCACGTCAGTTGGACTCTGCCTGCTAGGCTCCGCATCTATGCACGGGTCATCGCTCTACCGGGACGTATGATCGCTGACGAATACGCACCACTGCCGGTTGTTACGCCGTATGGCACTAAGAGGGCAAAATGAGCATCGATGAAAACACAAAACTAATCCTCATGCGTGTCGTCATTGCAGCGGCCGGTGTGCTGTTTTTCTTTGGATTCGGTGGCGGCAATTACGCGCTCGCGAAGTGGCGTAAATGGCGAGTTGCACCACAGAGCAAAATCGGCTGGACACACGCGGAGCTAACAGCTCACGCGACGACGATGTTGCAATCATACCAAGCGATGCAGGCGACGTGTGACGGTCAACGTGCAGAGATTGAGCGGCTACGATCTGCGTTGGATGCGTTGGTCAAATCCGTGACGCCGGTGAATGTACAGGGGCCAGCCAATGAATAAAATACTAATCGCTGCAGGGGCCATGCTGTTATTTGCCGGATGGTTGGCTCTGTCACCAACTGACGCCACACCAGTGGCTCCGCCTGTCGTAATTGATGAGGCGTTTGCTCTCGGCCGATATGCTCTGATCGTCTATGAGGCCGACGACAAAGCAGCGTATCCCGCGAGCCAATCACTGATTCTGGACTCGGCAGAATTCAAGCAATACCTGAACACCACAGCCACTGATGGCTGGAGGATGCTAGACAAAAATGCCAGTACGGAATTCATGCCGGCCGTGTTTCAAAAGTGGCTGGAACGTCCTCGGGACTCATTGCCGTGGCTGATGGTATCCAACGGCACGGCAGGGACTGAGGGCGAGTTGCCGCTGACAATTGCCGACGCGAAAAAAGTGATCGGGGAGTTGTTGCAATGAGTGGATTAGCGATTGGTAAATGGGCTGCATGGTTTGGCGGCGAGTCTCCCGTTACCGATAATCAAATGGTTATGGTGATTTTTCGAAACAGAAAAATATCACTACAGCGGGCGGACGATCTGTACTGGGAGTGGAACTCGAAGTGCTGCTCTGATGAAGATATTACGTTCTATAAAACCGAGGGAAACGGGGCCACCCAATGAGTAATAACGAATACACAGTGCCGCGAGGAATGTCGCGTGGATGCGTACCGCGAGACATTATGAAAGCCCCGCTGGGGTCGTCCATCCCAATGTTTGACCGGCTGACGATTCCGAAATCAGAATGGTCCGACAGGCTGCGCGAAAAGCGACTTGCGAAGGCCATGCTATCTGACGTGCGGGATATTATGGGGCCAGCCGGCGGAGTGATCCCGGCGCTAAATCAGGGACGCGATCCGTGGTGCTGGGCATTCAGTCCGGTGAGCGCTGCGACATTAGCCCGAGCAAATGCAGGCATACCATACGAGCATCTGAGCGGTAATGCGGTTGGCAATAAAGTTGCAGATTTTCGTGTTCGCGGCGGCTGGTCGGAGCAGTCGATGGGGCACATGAAAACGCTCGGGGCACCGTCGACGGCATTCTGGCCGGAGGGCGATAACGCACGCCATTTCGACAATCCAGACACATGGGCGAACGCTCGCGAATCAATCATGGTTGAGTGGTACGACATCGATCCGAGAGATACGGCGGCAATCAATACTTGCTTGTTACTCAACATACCTATGGCTGTTGATGTGCCAGCGTGGGCACATTCGATTTGTTTGATTGACCCAGTGGAGGGGTTCACGGAATACGATCATCTGAACTCGTGGGGAAACAAATGGAACGGAAATGGCATCGGCCGATTGCGAGGTAAGTTTACGAAATTTGACAGCGTGATTGCGTGCGTCGTATCCACAGGAGCATGAGACGATGAAGCGACTAACACTCTTACTGCTGGCCATCGGCTGCGCTCAACAACCAGCCGCAGAACAACCACAACCACAGCCAGAGGCAGAGCCACAGATTGAGTGGCAGCGTATCGAGGTCGCTCCAAAAACAGATGTCGTGGTGCCACCCATTGAGTACCAAAAAGTCACACGCCGCATACTAGTATCTGAGGCATGGTGCGGGCCATGCGTCGCGGCAAAAAAACGATTCCTTTCGTCAGGCGGGAAGCAATCTGACATCATCACGATAAGCCAGGCGATGAGCCAATACGGCATCAAGGTAACAGCCATTCCCTACGAGTTCACGACCACCGAAAATGCCAAGCGGGTGGCACTTATTAACCCGCGTTCGTATCGCTATCAGCCTGTCGGCGAATCGTCATACAATGGGACACACACGCCGACGAAATCCGCGATACTCGACCACCTAAGGACAGCACCACAGCACAAAACCAAGCCGTGGCAGGTCTGGTATCTGGAGAGTTGGAACGTGGCACAGTTGATTGCACTGCATGACGATGACCACAATGGCGTGGTGCCGTTTGCCGAGCGAATGAAGGAATTGGAATGACACCTGAAGATATTACTGGGGTAATACTAATTGGCTGGATTACCAGTGTGGTGGTGACCAAATTTATAAAGCTACCAGGGTATAACCAGAAGGATAGGTTATTTACAGCACGTACATCATCGACGGAATAGTCACATCGCACGAAAAGATGACTCAAGAGGAGCTGGAATGAGCATCGGAATCAAAATAGATGAGCAGTCCACGCGGTCTGTAATACGATCCACTGTTGATAAGCTGCTCCGAAATGCAGTGCCAGGGCTATCGCTACCTGAGACGCTAGCCATTACAATGACACGCCATAGCGATCACGTACAGGTCGAGTGGATAGGTCAGGTCGAGGCCGTGCTTCGGCGGATGCCTGATCCTGATTTGATACGTGCTAGGCTGTATCCAGCACATGCGGAAGTCGATTTGCGGATATCAAAGTTGAAGGTCGATTACTCATAGGGGCCATGCAGATGCACTGCAGACGAGTAACAGGTACGGTGGGACAATCAGGCACGCTAGAGGTTGACGACGGCTACAGGCTATGGCTCGTACCTGTGAGTCGGTTCGTTGAGCGTGATGGATCAAGTCGGATGATTCTCTGGCGTAACTCATTCGAGTCGGTGCAGCCTGTACTCAAGCCCGGCTTGCTAACATCTGCCGAGCTTTGTGCGACGGCGGATAAGTATCTCGATGATGAGGGGAAGCAATGAACGACCTGCAAGCGATGAAGATATTAGAGACTCAATGTGGTGTGCCACCTGCTACCATGTCTACGGTGGGTGGCCCGGTGCAATACAATCGATCACGGCATCGACATCTGGCCGAGTCAACCAGCGAGTACGCATTGACGGCGTTGCAATGGTCGCAGGCATGGTCGACAGGTGTGCCGTCTGAGAGAGAGTTGCGTCAGTACGTGCGGCGGCAGATGGTGGGATCGGTTGGACTGATCACCTATCTGTTATGGGCGTGGAGGATTGCATCATGGATCAGGGCGATCCGGGATGCGTGGGCGACCGAGGCGGCCACCTGAAAAAACGTGGGTCCCTCCGGCCCGTTTTTTCCATGATACCACATTCTACATAGCGCATTTTATAGTTAGTTTTGTTTTCCGTTTCGGGGCTGGGGTCCACGTATGGCGAAAAAGAAAAAGCAACAGGAATCATCGGCAGCGGTTCGCAATCGCATCAAGCGACTCGACACGTCCGCAAACCATGCGGAAGAAGGCGGTGCAACTCCGACCCGGACGCTTTTATCTTCGGAGGGTGATCAATGACACAAACAATCCGCAGCGAGCTCCGGCTGATGGAGCAATCAATCAGGCAGGGGAAGTTGTGGCACGTTTGCATCATGATCAATGATTGAACTAACATGAACGATCTACCATCACGCAGCGAAATGAAACTGATTGAGCAGGGGCTGCGGAACAATTGGGACATTCCTGATCAGACGCTGAAGTTTGTACCGATGACAATGCTGAAGGTTCTGACTCAGGGCAGTAACAAGGAAAAAATTGCAGCGGCCAGAGTGCTGGCTGCGTTGCATCAATTCAACAATCCAGCTCCAACGGCACAGCAACAAATCAACGTAGGGGTAAAAGTTGACAACACCGGTAAGAACGATGCTGAAGCCGGAAGAACTCTTGCGAGTGAGATCGTTGAGCGAATCCGGCTTGATCGCCTTTCTCAAGACATTTCCGACTGATCTATTGCCAGGCGTTGCGGCACAAATTGATGACCTGCCTCGCATTGAATACCGTGACGCCTCAGACTATGCATCGGCGAGGTCGGCACGTAATGCGGAGGTCATTAACGCCAAGACAGCGGCGAGTCAAGAAATCGGACCGCTGCCGAATGTGAAAGATCCGCAGCGTCGGGAACGTGCGTCGAATGATAATCTTCTGTTTGCCGAAACTTATTTTGCGGCCACGTTCTATCTGGATTGGGCTCCGTATCAGCGTGCGATGATGGATCGGTTCCAAGTTGCTATTGAGACGGGAGCGAAAGAATGCCATGCGGTAAGGCGTGGCGGTTTGAAGTCGACATGCGCGAGGGTATCGACGATATGGGCGGCAGTGAACGGGCATCTGAGATTCCCTGTGCTGGTTGGTGCGACGGACGACAAAGCGACGGAGCACAGGGAGAATTTCTTCATGATGCTGGCGTCCAGTGTCCTGCTCATGGAAGATTACCCTGAACTGATTCCATTGATGCTGAAATGGAAGCAGCCGAAGCGTCAATTCCGATTGAACGGTCGGCTGCTGACGCTGAGCCACAAAGATGACCGTGGGCGGATTGTGTTCCCCGATATATTTGAGGCTCCGTCGTGTCAGTGTCATGTGGCACCGTATTCGGTTCAGGCGACGGATGTTTCGGGGCTATCTTATGTCGACCGCTTCGGCGTTACTGTCCGACCTGATGGCGTGTTCTACGATGACGTTCAGACGCCTCAGACAGCGAGGAGTCCGCTGCAAACTAACGATCTTGAGAACCGAATAACGAAGACGTTCGGCGGATTGAAAGGTCTCGGGCAACCGATGGCGGAAGTGATGGTTTGCACGGTGCGCGAGCATGACGACTTAACGCTGCGATTCATCAACCGCAAACGTCATCCCGACTGGAACGGCAAGAGATACAAAAGCCTGCTGAAAATGCCAGAGCGAATTAACCTATGGGACCAGTACGCGTCGTTGCTGGGTCATGGTGCGACGCCGGCAGAAGGCAAAGAGTTGGCTCAGGCGTTCTATGCTGATCATCGAAATGACATGGACGATGGAGCCTCGGTCGCATGGGAACTTGACAAGCAACCGGCCGAACTATCAGCATTGCAAAGTCTGATGACGATCCGGGCGTTGGATCCGGAATTTTTCGCGAAAGAAATCCAGCAGCAGGGCGATGCCCCGGTCAATACGTCAGGCGTGCGGCTGGATGCTCAGCAAGTCATTAACAGGGTGTCTAACATCGAGCGTGGGGCCATCCCTGCGAATTCGAGTTATCTTACGGGGTTCGTGGATAGCAGCGATCAGGTGTTGTGGTGGATGGTCTGTGCATGGGCGAAGGACTTCAGCGGCTGGGTTGTTGATTATGGGACATGGCCAGATCAGTGCCGGCCGGTGTTTTATAAATCGGCGTTGGCTCAGACGATCGGAGATCAGTTTCCGGGTGCTGCGTGGGAAGAAGCATTTGTTCACGCCCACAACGAATTGGAATCAGAACTGTTTACTCGGTTTCCTAATCTGGACCTGCTCTTGAAGGACTGGGCGGACGGCGGCCAGAAGACGCGGATCCAATCACAGATCATGGGGTCTGCCAACCGCAGCCGCATCAGGCCGTCGAAGGGCTCGGCTCAAAAGCCAGGCCGCAAGCCCGTACATCTTTGGGGCGATCCATACAGAGACCGGCACAACGGGCAGCAGTGGGTTGAGCGGCGGACTGATGACCCGGTCCACGTCCAGTATGACGCAAACCATTGGAAGACCGCAACGGCTCGCAGGTTGCAAACTGTCGTTGGCGCTCCATCGGCGTTGGTGCTGCCGGGTTCGGATCCGCTGGCCAATCGATTGTTAGTTGAACACCTGACGGCGGAGAATCCGAAACATATGATTTACGACGGTGCGTCGGGTATTACGTGGGAGCAGCCACCGGGCCGAGACAATGACTGGTGGGATACTCTGGTTGGCAATACACTGGCGGCATCGATGCTTGGATGTGGGATAGCGGGAGAGACAACATCAGCAGGAAATCAACGACGTACCTTCAGTCTACCGGGGGCGGTACGATGACTCGCGAATTTAAACTGCCGGGCGGCGAAGGTCTCGCGTGTGAACAGTGCGGAACGCCGCTGCATAAGGTCTACCGCACCACCCGGTCGGCAGGCTTCGTGATGCGTGAGCGAATTTGCCCGCAGTGCGGGGCGATCCATACGACCAGCGAACGGGTGCTGGCTGTGCGGAATAAATTATCAAACTTTTCAGATCAGCGAGAATAGGTGATTTACTTCTTCACTGGAATTGATATTATTTTGGCGGCGGCAGGCTAGTGCCGAACACAATCGATCAACCGTGAGTAATCATGGCAAGGAAAACCGCCCGCAAGTCTAGCCGCTTGCGAGGCGGTTTTTTCGTGGAGAGTTTTCGAATGAAACGTTTTCGATTTACGTTGACAGGTTTTATGCCGTTGTTGATGCACGCCGATAACATCGAGGGTGCCGATGAGTTGCAGGTGTGGCGCAAATCGCCGCTCAATAAAGCGATCACAGTCGCGGGTGACGACCGTTCTCCGGGGTGGACGTGGCAGACCTACTGCTACCATGACGGCGAGCATATTGTGATGCCGTCGGAAAACATCATGGTGGCACTGCGACAGGCAGGAGCTCAGATGATTCTGAAGCGGCAGAAGACCTTCAAGGAAGCGACACAGTCGGGTCTGCTGATCTCAAATGAGGCGTGCGAGTTCCGGGCCAATGGCAAGCAAATTAAGTGGTCGGACATAGTCGCAATGCGTGAGTTGCCGTTTGCTCAGCAGTCAGCAGCGTGCAAAAAAATGGGCTTCGATCTGTTCGTTAAGCGCGCACGGGTGGGGACTTCGAAGCACATCCGCGTGCGGCCAAAGTTTTCGCAATGGTCAGTGACGGGCGAGGTCATGGTGTTGAAGCCTGAGATCACGCCGGAGGTGCTGCAGCAATTGTTTGAGCTGGCGGGCAAAGCTGGTCTTTGTGACTGGCGGCCAGCGGGTAAGACGCCGGGGCCGTATGGCCAGTCCGATGCCGTGGTCACTGAGATCTGATTCAAGACACGGCCGGGCGAGGCCCGGCGAGGCCAGGCCGGGCACGGCATGGCGAGGGCACCAATGGTGCAATGGTGGCGTATCCGCGATTTGCGGCAAGGCCCGGCGCGGCATGGCGGGGCCAGGCAAGGCGAGGCGAGGGCACCAACGGTGCAATGGTGGCGTATCCGCGATTTGCGGCAAGGCCCGGCGCGGCCTGGCGCGGCCAGGCAAGGCCGGGCATGGCGAGGGCACCAATGGTGCAGGTGGCGTATCCGCGATTTGCGGCTGGGCAAGGCCAGGCCAGGCGCGGCAAGGCAAGGCGAGGGCACCAATGGTGCAATGGTGGCGTATCCGCGATTTGCGGCGAGGCAAGGCCAGGCCGGGCGGGGCCGGGCGGGGCTGGGCGTGGCCGGGCGTGGCATGGCGAGGCAAGGCATGGGCACCAACGGTGCATTTTCAATTTATAAAGTCCAATGCGAAAGGCGGACGAAAATGACAGAGCGAAAACAATTTGAGGAAGACCCAGAGATTGCAGCACGCGTGGAACTGTTGAGACTCGGCACCAGTGACTACAGCCGGGGGCATGTCCTCATGTGGGAAGTTGCTGAAGGGCTGCTTGGCCTTGACCGCAACGATGAGAAAATGAAATACGCGGTGCTCAAATGGCGGAAGTATGTACACCGCGAATTGCGGATTGAGACGTGGGCGATCCCAGGTACCGGCGTTAAATTATTGACCGAGTCAGAGCAGATTGAGATGCTGCCGCAGAAGCGGGCTCGGCGTGCGTACCGACAGCACGGGCTGATTCTGCGGAGCTTACGCAACACGAATCTAGCCAACCTAACAGATCACCAGCGGCGGATCGCAGCAGCCGTCAACGAGCACAGCCGAGCAGCGAGGACGGCGACTAACAAAGTCACCAACACAACTCGCGGCAAAATCCCGAACGATCGGCAGGCACTGATTGATCGGGCGAGACGCATCGCCGAGGAAATTAAGATTCGATAATTCAAGACGCGGCAAGGCCAGGCACGGCGAGGCGTGGCTGGGCCGGGCTCGGCAAGGCATGGCAAGGGCACCAACGGTGCAATGGTGGCGTATCCGCGATTTGCGGCGGGGCGAGGCGTGGCTTGGCTGGCATGGCTTGGCAGGGCTCGGCATGGCTTGGCAGGGCAAGGCATGGCAAGGGCACCAACGGTGCATAAAAGGCAGCACGTATCCCGTGCTGCCTTTTTTCGTGTCCGCTACATATAGCAGTTAGCATGTTCCAGTGGCGATAATAATCGCCGAAACTAGCGGGCATGACTGAACCCGCAGACCAACTAGCAGCCGAAGCCCTGAAGGCTCAGAGCGTATCGAGTGACGGTGTGTCCGTCACTCGCAGGTCGCTGACTGAGTTGATGGCATACGAAAAACATCAGGCAGCCAAAGCCGGTTCGCTATCACCAGCGGCTATGTTCCGCGGGATGACTATGCGAATTGTCCCACCGGGAGGCCGGTAATGGGACGCCGCCGCAGCAAAAAACAGCAGCCTGTCCAGACCGTTTCGCCGCAACCAATGATTCGTGCGTCGTTCGATTTAGCTCAGACAACAGTCGACAACCGCAAGCACTGGGCATCGTCTGACGGACTATCTTCGCGGGCTGCTCTATCGCATTCAGTGCGGCGTACTGTTCGCATCCGCTCGCGATATGAAGCAGAAAACAACTCATGGTACGCAGGGATTCTGCGGACGGCATCTAATCACATCGTCGGTGGTCCGGGTCCGCGTCTGCAATTACTGTCAGGCAATCCCGAAGTTGATCGTCGAATTGAACAGGCGTGGTCGAGGTGGTGCCGATCGGTCGATTTCACCGACACACTGCGAATGGCCATTGAATCGTATTGGCGTGACGGCGAAGTATTCCTGATCAAAGCCGAATCAGTTAGCCGCTATCCGGTATCACTCGACGTGCGATTGATTGAGGCGGATCAGGTATCAACGCCGTGGGAATCGTCAGCGATTGGTGATCCATTCCAAGACGACGGGATCCGATTTAATCGCAATACCGATGAGCTCGAAATCTACGTCTACGATCATCATCCCGGTTCGGCAGCTTACTCAGTTAGCGCGTTGAGCGGTCAATGGTATCCGGCTCGCAAGGTTGTTGCACATCTGTTTCGGGCAGAGCGTCCGGGACAGGTCCGCGGTATTCCACGGGCCACGCCAGCACTACAGACGCTACCGATCATGCGACGGCAAGAACTCGCAACGCTGTACAGTGCAGAGACGGCAGCGAACTTTGCGATGTATTTGAAAGCCACAGGTCCAGCGGTTAACCCGTCTGCGAGTCCTGCGGACTTCGCGGAAATTGAACTCACTCGCAACATGCTGACGACGTTGCCAGAGGGTTGGGAGATCGGGCAGGTCGAACCGAAACAGCCGGGTCCACTTTACGAAATGTTCCAGCGGCAGGCCCTAATGAGTTTTTGCCGTTGTACAAACATGCCTTACTCACTAGCGGCCGGGACAGGCAAAGATTCCAACTTCAGCTCGTTTAAAGGCGACATGAAAAACGTCTGGGAACCTGAAGTCAGGGTCGAGCAAAACAGGATCGAGAACACGATTCTGGAGCCTGTGCTGGATTGGTTTTTCGAAGCGGCAATCTATGCCCCGGGATTACTTAATGGTGCTCCGCCGCTGCATTTAGTTGAGCGACGATGGCACTGGCCACCGTTGCCAGAACTTGACGCGGTCGAGTCAGCACAGGCGGCAACGCTGCGTATGTCATCGGGGCAATCAAGCCCGTCTGAAGAGTATGCAAAACGCGGGGCTGATTGGGACACAGGTAGCGCCAGAGCAGCCATGGATTTAGGTGTGACGCCGGAGGAATACAAACGGGCGGTATTCAATTCCATATTCAAAATACAAGCGGTGCCGGGTGCATCGGGTGCTCCGATGACTGCGAACGCTGAACTTCCGACAGGCGAATACACAGAACTAGGGCAGCGGGCGTTCAATAACAATATGAAACGAATTCAAACGACGCTGGCAAGTCTGGCGGCGGGAGATGTTTCAGAATCAATGGCTCGCATGACGCTGGAATCTATCGGGCTGGCACCTGATCGGATCGAAAAGTTGATCAGCGAAACGGTGGAGGCAACGCCATGAAGTTTCACGCATCGCTAACAATTCAAGCGGCGGAAGGCTCAACGCCAAAGCGTTTTGCAATCCTTGCCTACTCGGGCGGACTACTGCCTGTGGATGGGTTTGGCTTGCCGGTGATTGTTGATCTGGCTGGACTGGAAGTTCCGGGTGCGATTCCGATTCTAATTGATCACGAAAAGTCTGTTGACGCTACGTTCGGCATCACGGACGCAATTGAAAACGACGGGCAAACATTGCTGATGACGGGCCAGATCACAGGCAGTTCGCCGCGTGCCATGCAGGTGATTGCGTCGCACAAAGCCGGCCACAAATGGCAGGCGTCTATCGGTGCCAGAGTTATTGAGAAACAAGAAATCAAAGCCGGTGAAACGGTGGAGGTGAACGGTCAGACATTTGTCGGGCCGGTGATTGTCGCACGCCAATCGGTGCTGCGTGAAACGTCAGTCCTGCCAATGGGTGCGGATGCGACGACACAAGTTAACCTGGCAGCGAGCGCTGCCCAACAGAAAGGGTCAGCGATGACTTACGAAGAATGGCTCACGTCGTTGGGAATTGATCCTGCGGCATTATCCGAAGACGACGCCGCGGCTATGCAGTTGGCATACGAATCTAAGCAGACAGCACCAGCACCAGCAATGGCATCCGCTGCCGCCGAAATTCCAGTCCCCGAAGATGAAAAGGTTATTCCAGTGGCAGCAAACGCAAATCTCGACATCACTGCAGTAATTGCAGACGCTCGCAAAAAGTTCGGTACCGAGCAACGCCGAATGGGCGACATCCAGGCCAAGGCTGCCGGGCATCCGAATATCGCAGCAACGGCCATTGAACTGGGTTGGAGCATCGACAAAGTTGAACTGGAAGTGCTGAAGGCATCTGCTGCACGAACACGCCCGACATCATTTCGCGGCGAAGAAAACAAGCCGGAAAACCTGCCGCAGGTGCTAGAGGCTGCGATATGCATGACTCGCAAAATCAAAGACGTTGATAAGCACTTCAACGATAAGGTGCTGCAAGCGGCTCACTCAAACTACCGTGGATCCATGGGAATCAAACGCCTGTTGATTGAGGCTGCTGTTGCCAATGGTCACTACGTTTCAGCCAGTGAAGGCGTCACCCGCAACAACTGGCAGGACATCGGCCGGGCGGCTTGGGGCGGCAACATTCAGGCCGGATTCTCAACGGTCTCACTGCCTGGCATCCTTAGCAATATTGCGAACAAAGAACTGCTGCAAGGCTATGAGCAAGAAGAACAAAGTTGGAAAGAAATCAGCCGCACGGCTTCTGTGTCCGACTTCAAAACCGTCACCAGCTATCGCATGCTGGATGACATGGAGTACGACGAAGTCGGGCCGGGTGGCGAAATCAAGCACGGGTCGATCAACGAAGAATCGTATACCAGGCAGGCCAGAACTTACGCCAAGATGTTTAGCCTGACGCGGACACAGATCATCAATGACGACATGAGTGCATTTGACGATTTGCGAACTCGAATCGGTCGCGGTGCTGCCAAGAAGTTGAACAAAGTCTTCTGGACGAAGTTTCTTGACAACGCAGCATTCTTTACGGCTGGTCGTGGCAACTACATCACTGGCAGCACCACAACGCTGCTGACTGATAATGTTGGTCTCGGCTTAGCTCTTGATGCGTTTGATGCACTGCGGACGCCAACAGCGGACGGCAAGAAAGTTCCGGGCGGTTTATTCGGGGGTGCTCCAACTGTGCTACTCACACCGGGTGGCGGCATTTCACGGGTGGCCGAGTCCATCTTCGTAAATACGAACATCGGCGGCGGAACCACAACGGCAAACGCAAACATTCACTCTGGCCGTTACACGCCGGTGAAGTCTGTTTTCCTGAACGACTCAACCGTTTCCGGTGGCTCTGCGACAGCGTGGTACCTGTTGCGAGATCCTGCAATTGCGGCGTCAATAGTTGTGTCATTTTTGGATGGTGCTGAGACTCCGACAGTGGATCAGCAAGACGCGACCTTCAGCACGCTCGGCATTGAGATGCGTGGCTATCACGACTTCGGATGTGACCAAGCCGAGTATCTTTCTGGCGTGAAATCTAAGGGTGCAGCATAGTCACTCAGTGACTAACAATAAGCCCGGTGGTTGTTTCCACCGGGCATCTTTTGAACATTAACGGAGATCACTGAGATGACTCAAGTAGCAGCATTATTGTACAGCGCAGACTGTGCAATTGATTATACACCAGCGACTGCGGTCACTGGTGGCGACGTGATTGTGCTGAGTGGAATTGTCGGCGTAGCCGGTAATGATATTGCAGCCGACGCACTCGGATCGCTGGCGGTCGAAGGCATTTACAAACTGCCAAAAACCACAGCGGCAATCGTTCGCGGCTTGCCCGTCCATTGGGATCCAACTGGCGATCCTGACAGCGGGGACGCTGGCACGGGTGCTGCTAATCAGCTTGGCGTCGGCACTTATGCAGGTCTCGCGGCTGGGGCAACAATCAGCGGTGATGATTATGCCATCGTGAGCCTAAACGAGCAGAGTAATCTGATCGCAGTGTCAACCGTTGCTGCCGCCGGTTCCGTGATTGGTGACGCGGCTGTGTTGTCACAGGGGCTTAATATAGTTACCGGAGCAGACGGCACAAAAGGCGTTATTCTTCCGGTGGCGGTTCCGGGGCTGCAGGTAGTTATTAAAGGCAACACAGCAGGCGTGTTGAAGGTGTATCCGCAAACTGCGGCAGCCATCAATGGTATCACGGCCAGTGCTGCAATGAGCCTAGCGAGTGGATTGATTCCAGCGACATTTATCGCCAGTGCCGCAGGGCAATGGTACACGCTACCTCTAGTCCCAAGTTGATCAATGTCTGATTTTGACGATGCAATTGGTGACATGACACAGGAACTGCTCACGGAAGCGGGCAGTTCCTGCGTCTACCATCGCGGGGCGACATCAACAACGATTGTGATGCGGAAATCCGCGCAGCAACCAATGCTGATTGATAACGGCGACGGGGTCATCGTTGAGTTGCGGCCGGTCGATTTCATTTGCCTAACGCTGACGTTCCCATATGCGGAACCAGTGCGAGGCGATCAGATCACACTGAGCGGCTCAACCTACGAAGTGCAGGCGATGAACAGCGAAAAGTGCTACCGGATAATCAGTGATCAGATGCTGAGGATCCATTCCAAGAAAGTTAACTGATGGCTGTTGAACTTGCACCGTCAACGGAAGCCATGCAGGCCATCGTGCTGCGTATTAACGGTGGCGAGTATGCGTTGCCGTTCGCGGCCGACTACGGCGAATCTATCATCGACATCATGGAAGATATTAGCGCTCTGCGTGTTGATGTGATCGCTGAAAGCGAACAGCAATTAAACGAGACATTAACACTTGAGGATCCGACGAGTCATTTGATTCGCGTGTGGATCCGCAGGCGAGTGAATCCGGATGACGGCAACGTCGACAAACTGAAGCTCATCGTCAGGCAAATCTATCAGCGGCTTAATGATTTCGATTCGGCTGACGGCCGCGTGAGAGTCTGGGAACTAGACATGGATTCAAAGCAAGTTCCAGACAAATCAATGTTGGCATCAAACCACGTATTTATTGCATCGATGCTAATGCGAATCGAAGTGGAACCGAGCTAATGAGCAGACAGTTAATCACAGGCGATAAAGAGTTAGAAAAATTGCTATCTAAGCTGGCCGATAAATCGGCAGATCGAGTGGCACGCTCAGCAATCGGCGGCGGGTTAACAGTATTGAAACAAGCGATTAAAAAAAATGCCCCGGTCGGTAAAACAGGAGCGCTGAAGAAATCAATCGGGTCGCGGTTTACGCGAGCTAAAGGAAATCGGCCGCCGAGTGCAAAAGCAGGGATCGGAGTGGGCAAGCGAAAGAAAACAGCCACGGGTTTTAAGGCACCGCATTCACATCTTGTTGCATTGGGAACAAAGCGACGAACACGAACAAAACTCGGCGGTAAGTATGCAAGGGTCACGGATCCAACACCAGAGCAGTTAACCACAGGAACAATGCCAGAAAATTCATTTCTGAAAGAAGCCGTGCTAGCGGCTAGGCCGAAGCTGATGGCAAAAATGAAAGAACGCGCAGCTAAATCGTTGGCTCGAGAACTCGCAAAAGTCGCGGCTAAATAATTTCAACACCATGCTAAGGAGAACACTAAATGGCAAAAATTAAAGTCAAAGGCACCGTTATTAATGGTGCCGTTTCCGGCATGTTAACGGCAATCGGTCAGATCATCGAATTTAGCACGTCGGGTGCGGAGTCTGAGACATACGACAGCACGACGCTGGATACAGTTGGTGCCGGTAAAGAGTATTCACAGACGGGTTATTCAGAGGGTGGCACCGTTGATTTCTCGATGTTTTTCGATCCATCGCTCGCAGGCCATGCAACGTTCTCTGCCGGCATAACTGTGCCGGCAGAGCGAGACTACTCAATCACATTCACAGACTCGGCGTCGTGGGCATTTACAGCGGCGGGTGTTGGACTGAATGTGACGGGGTCGATGAATGACGGTCTCAAAGCTGACTGCTCGCTCAAGCTGGATCAGTTAATCACATACTAGGAATAGTGAATTGAAAGCCGAACTACTACGCGACACATTGCCAGCACGGTCTGCGGCTGGTGATGCAAGATTGATATTAATCAACGGTGTGAAGCACTTTCCGGCGGGGTCAATTATTGATCATCCGGACGCTTACATGCTGGTGAAAATGGGCACTGCAAAACCAGCAGATGCAGAATGTACGGCTGCCGCTGGCATGACATCGGAGCAGCAGGCAGTGGCTCAACGGATGCAGGTGCTGGTCGCTAAGGGGATTCATCCCGATGATTATCAGGCTTATTTCGACGGCCAGATGATTGGATACGATGCTAACGGTGACTGGTTGCCGGGGCCGAATTACACAGAGCAACATGACGATGAGGATGACGACGAATGAGTATTAGCAGAGAAGCGTTTTTGAGGCCGATTGCCGTACCGGTCGAGGTCGTGCAGGTGCCAGAATTGGGTGGCACCGTAAAAGTAAAAGGCATGACCGCACGGGGGCGATCCGAATTTGAAAAGCAAATGCAGACAGCCAACGGTAAGCCGTCAAAGTCTCGGCAGGCGGAAGTTCGGGAACGGCTGATTGTTGCTTCATGCGTTGATGATGCAGGCAATTTAATCTTCACAGACGACGACGTTGCAGCAATTGGTAATCAGTCGGCTGCTATCGTTGAGCGAATAGTTAACGTTGCGATGCGTCTGTGCGGTATGACGACATCGGACGTTGAGGAGATCGCAAAAAACTACGAGCCAACCGTCGCCGATTCTTAGCGATGCGGTTGGCTGAACACGTACATCACACGACAGATGTGGACGGCATGCTCGACAGTATGTCGCCGGCACAATTCGACGAGTGGGCGGCGAAAGATTTAGTTGAACCGGTCGGGTATCAATCGCAAATGATGGGCTATGTCGCTTATTTATTACACGCATGGATTGCGGGGGCTGATAGCACGCTGGAGCCTCACGATTTCATGCCGTGGGTTTCAAAAGCCGAAGAACCAAAAACAAACAACGCGGCGGCAAAACAGCTTTTGGGGTCAATGTTAGGAAGGTGATTTGATGGCGACGATCGGCAGCCTAGTTGTGAATCTATCCGCCAACACTGCGGCATTCAAGAAGTCCATGAGCAGCGCTCAAGCAACGGTCAATAAACTGGCGGTCGCTGCTGCCGCAATGGGTGGCGTGGCGATCGCAAGGCTAGCATCTGTCGGAGATCAGTTTGATAAAATGTCTCAACGGACGGGGATGTCAGTTGAAGAGTTGTCACGTTTTAAATTCGCAGCGGATCAGAGCGGATCGAGTATAGAAGCTGTCGAAACGTCGATGCGAAAAATGGGCGAACTGATGCTCAATCTATCGCATGGGGCATCGGCGGCGACTGACACGCTGGCGGATCTCGGGATCTCTGCTCAGGCTCTCTCCGGCAAAAATCAGACGCAGCAGTTTCAGGTATTCGCCGCCGCGATTGCTGGCATCGAAGATCCCGGCAGACGTGCGGCGTTGGCGATGAAAGTCTTCGGGAAATCTGGAACACAATTGCTGCCGCTGATCAATGAGGGTGCGGCCGGGTTTCAGAGGCTGTCCAATGAGTCTGATGCGTTGGGTGCCACCGTCACAAAGCTACAAGCTAAACTCGGAGCCCAGTTAACAGACTCATTCAACCGCGTGTCTGTGGCGTCTGACGGGTTGTTCCGCATCATCGGCACACATCTAGCACCAGCCATAGTTATGTTAGCGGATTCACTCGCCACAGTGATAGCGTGGTCGCAACGATTTGGTACAGCGTTTATCACTGTCGGGGCTGCTGTTATTGGCGCTGCTCTAGCCTTCAAAACGCTCAGTCTGGCTCTGGTGATTTATGCAAAACGAGCGGCAATTGCTCAGGCGTTCAGCGGTCCTGTCGGTTGGGTTAGCCTTGCCGGTGCTGTCGTCGCAGCGGCTGCTGCAACGGCAGTCCTGTCATCGTACACGGATGATGTGGGCGATAGTCTCGACCGAGCAGGAAACGAAGCCGCCTTAGCCGCTAAGGCGGCGGACGACTCGGCGGCCGCCATAGATCAGGTGCAGCAAAAAGCAGCCCGTGCGGTTGCGAATCTCGAGCGTATGGCCGACGCCACGAAAAATCTGAAGACAGCAATGAGTTCAATGCGGACGCCGGTTGAGGCTGTGACAGATTCGGTTGCTGAATTCACTGAGATTTTAGCGGCAGCGAAAACAGGCCCTATCTGGGATAGTGACCCGCTGATTGTATCGTTTCGTGAATCTGAATCAGGCTTCACGTCGCTATCAAACAGCATCAGTAACGAGCTGGCGATCATGCGAGGCGAAGCGACGGAGACGGGTCTCATACTGCAGCAGATGCTGGACATGAAAGTCGATCCGTCGAAAATCGAAGAGCTGAGAAGTCTGTTTGCTCAGCGTGACGAGATCACCGCAAAAGATGACTCGGCCGCATTTTGGGCCGACAAAGAGGCCGCCATGAAAGCACAGGCCGACGCAATTTACGCGTCGCTTGAGACGCCAGCGGATAAGCTCCGAATTGAAGAAGCTAGGTTAGCGGATCTCGTAAAAGGTGGAGCGCTATCAGAAAACGCGGCCGGGGAATTTATTGCAAAACTCAAGGCTCAGCAGGCTGCAGATGCTAAAGCACAGGTTGAGCCGGAAGCAAAACCAGACAGCGGCAGTACTGGTGGCTCGCGGAAATTTGCAGGAGCGATGCAACGCGGATCATCAGAAGCACTCGCCGCGATTATTAAAGGCGGCGTGAGGAGCGATCCGGTGGTGAAAGAAGCGCAAAAAAGTAATAAGCTGTTAGCGAAAATCGATAAGAAACTTGGCGTTAAACCACCAATACAGCAAATACAGGGGCCAGTCTAATGGCAGTGGACGGTGCAGCGCACGAGCGATACGAGGGACGCACTAGCAGTTACGACGGTGGCACTTGGTCGCAGAATCGTGAGTGGCTAGTTAAGACCACAGGCATTGCCGATGGTGAGGCAGTAGCTAGCACGGCAGGCGGCTTACCAGCCTACGGCGAATTACATCCAGCACCTGTTGATGCTGCTGTGCCGACATGGGCGAAGCAAATCACATACACGCAATTTGAAGGGCCGATGGCGTGGCTAGTGACTGTGACATACACATCTGAGCGCGAACTGGATGAGGATCCGGAAAACGATGAGGTGTTAGTTTCGTGGTCGTCTGAGATATATCAGGAGCCAGTTTTCCAAGATGTTTTTGGCCATGCGGTGCTGAACAGTGCTGGTGATTATTTTGTGGATCCGTCGCCTACTCGTGACGCGGCCTATTTGATCGCAAAAATCAGAACGTCGGTCAGCTACGTGCCGCCGTGGGTTATCTCGGCTCAGAATGCGGTAAACGATGCGGACATCACGATCGGCGGATTAGCGATCGCTCCACGACTCGCGAAAATGCAACGGCTAGAGATCGGCGAGCGGAAGAAACGATTTGGCTACAATTTCTACGATGTAAGTTTTGAAATCCATATCCGAAAAGAAGGCTGGCGGCTGGAACCATTAGACGCGGGATTTCGGGTGCTGCGTCCTAGCATATCTGCGTTCGCGTTTCAGGCCATGGACACTGATTTTTCGGAAGTCACAATGCCGGTGCCATTGGACGGCGCCGGGCAGATGCTAAACCCGGCGACGCCTTCCACAGCCGTGTTTTTGAACTTTCAAATCTATAACGAAATCGACTTCGCCACACTGCCGGGGGTGACGTAAATGTCAGACAGCATCGGCATGAGTCCGGCGTTTAATGAGCAGGTCAAAAAGACTGTACGGGAGACGCTACGGCGCGAGCGTAGTAGTGCATCACATAACGGCCGCTGGCACAAAAAGGGCAGCGGTGGTGGCAGTATTAGCGTGCGATTTCGAATCGTCGCGGCTGGTGAGGCGTGTACTAATTGCTTTGCTCAAGCCCTTGTTATTTCAGGGCCAACTGGGATTGATATGGCTAACACTAACGCACT